CAATGAAACCAATCCTACACTACGACAATTCTAATAAACCTACATCTGTTGAATTCCAAGGTAAAATATACGCAGTGCCAACTGAAATCAAAACAATCGAAGAGTATGCGAAAAAACTAAACAAAGAAGAAAAACTAGAATTGAAGTACGGCACAACAATAGAAGAGTTATACGCTGAATGGGTATACATCAACAGCGATAGTTAACCAATCCGAGGGAGCTGGTAGGCGTGAAGTCTACCAGTACCCGCTGTGAGTATACACGCCTATACGTGTATACGCGTATATGAATATAGAGGTTGACATTAGGTACATTATCTTTTAGAATATACCCACCTTAACAAAGCACTACGGAGTAAACATCATGGCAACATCAAAAACAGTGAAAGCAGTACGCGCATTTGGTGGCTCAAACACTTTTGGCGTAAACGTAGAAGTCGCGCTATCTGCTACAGGCGCATGGTTTCAACGTGCCTATGCCTACAATGGTTATGCAAAAGCATGGACAAAATGGCAGGCTTTCGAGCCTGTTTGGTCTACCACCGTTACCAATGCCTACAGTGGCGAAGTATCAGAACGTGAAGAGCCTGTCCTGCAATATGGGTGGTCTGTCCTAAGCGAATACACGGACGTTCCACGTTATCGCCTACCAGCGTAAAAAGATTTGACTTGGTGTGTAATTCGTGTAGAATATGCACCAAGTCAAACGGCTTGCTCTTTTCACTACACTTTATAGGATTCATACCATGAACGCGAATAATCAAAACTTAACCTACGTTGTAAACTTTGTTGTAGAAGTACCTGCTGATTTATGGGACAATGTAGAATTGTCTTTTAATCTAGGCGATTGGTCGTTCTATGATGCTGATGCAATCAGTGAAACAGACGGTATCGTAACCGCGTCAATCAAACTCGAATCATCGTCATTTTGGTCGAATGTAGAACGTGCTAAAGCCGCTTATGACGATGCCAGCGAATCCTTTGCTAATCCTAGCATTGCGTTTGGTGATTACAAGGCAATCGAAACAAAATCAGAATTGTACACAATACGCGAGTACGGTATCTAAGCTCGAACGAGCTGTGACGGGCGTTAAATCAGCATAAAACGCCCGTTACCCGCTGCAATGATATACGCCTATACGCGTATAATGCGTTATGCAAAAATAAATTTGACATGGTAGCAACAAACCGTTAAACTATACCCACCTTAACAAAAGCACTACAGGATTCAAACCATGTTTAATTATTCATTTACAGCGGTATCTCAAAATTCAAAAACAGGTAACATTGCAGTTACTAGCACGTCAAGTGATTCATGCCCTACTTCATGCCCTTTCATTAAAACCGTTATCGTAGACGCGGTTAAAATGCAATTAAACGGGTGTTATGCTGATTATAGCTATACTGGTATCCAATGGCGTAAATTGGATAAAACAGGATTAGACTTTAAAGCCTTGTTATCTAACATACGTCACATGGATAAAAGCGCAAAATTACGCCTAAATGTTATGGGTGATTTACCACATAAAGACCAAACTATTTTAGTTGATTTATTCAATCAATTAGTTGATATTATCGTTAAACGTCAATTAAACACAATACTTTACAGTCATCATGATTTAACCATTGAAAGCAATTTAATTGCTTTTCAATCAGCATTCAAACAAGGCTTACACGTTAACGCGAGCTGTGAAAGCATTGAACAAGCAAAAACGGCTTTAGATAATGGCATTAACGCGGTTTTAGTTATGCCATTGAATAGTCCTAAAGTACAAAAGATTGATGACGTTAAAGTGGTGCAATGCCCTAATGAATATAACGAAAAAATCCAGTGCATTAACTGTATGTTATGCGCAAAGGATAGAACGCAAAACCGCGTCATTATTGGCTTTACAGCGCATGGCACGGGCAAAACAAAAGTATCTAAAGCCGTAATTGATGCAAACAGAAAATATCAAACTAAAGCCTAAACCGCGAATTTACTGGTATTCAATGGATTGAATACCAGCTCGCTCAAAATAATTTGACATTGCCGTGAATTGCTGTAGAATATGCCACAAGTTAAGCAAAACGCTTAACGGGCAAAATCACTTAATCACTAAAAATAGGTAACTTATCATGAAAGCAATCATCGAAACAGTAAAATCTTTAATCGCTAATGGTAGCACGTTTGCTAGCATTGAATACACTACGCAAGTTAAAACAGCGGCTAAATTCAAAGATATTAAAATCATGAAACAGTCTAAAGCCAATGTAACGCTATTCGGTACACTCAAAGATTTTGAAGTTTATCAACGTGCCGTGATTAAATCAGCAAACAAAATTGACGGGCAATCAATCAATAATTTTGAAGTAAGCGATACATATTTTGAACATGATAAAACTTGCTTTTCAATCGTTAATCATAAAACTAATGGCACGGCTTACCTGTACGCTATCTTTAACAATGCCAGTAAATCAGTCTATACAATAGACAGTATTGAAGTAGACAAAATGACTGTTTCACAATACTTAACACCTAGTGAACGTGAAAAGCTATTGAACGATAATAGCCTTGTATATAATAAAACAAATGACGTGATTCATTCTACCATTGTTCGTACTATCAAAATCGAAAACATTACAGCGATTAAAGCAAATAAAATGGAATTGAATTTGAACGCTAAAACCGCGTTACACGCCTAAACCGCATAGAGTGATAGACTGGTATTACTTATCAGTCTATCACGCCTTAAAAGGCAATTATGAACGATTTAAGCCTATACATTGAAACGGTATAGGCTACCAGTTAAAACAGATAACCACTAAAGGGTTAAACTCATAGACTTGACATTATGTCAAGTCTTTTTTTATGTGGGTAAGACTTGACAAGCACGGCAAAACGTGGTAGCAGCTCGTTCGGGCAAAAAAGGGTTAGCACAGCTCGCGCAAAATGTCAAGCACTTTCGACTCGAAAATAAAAGAAAAAAAGGTTGACAAGGTGCAAAAAGGTGTGGTATAATATACGGGTGTATATACGGGTGCGGGGGTTGGAAAACGGTACCCCCTATTTCATAAGTACCTACCCTGTATTTTTTACGCGGCTCGATTTTTGAGAAACCGTACCCTTTTTCGGGCCTGCACCCTAAAAGATAATCAACCCACAATAGACTCTACAATAGACTCTACTATAGATCTATTCTAAAAGATAATTAACCTACTCTAAACCTACAATACCCGACCCCTGGCCCTTACAACCCTAGGCTTTACAATAGTTCTACAATAAATCTACAATAAATCAATTCGCCTTTAGAATACAGAACCGCTGAGGCCTGAACCTTCTATACCCAATTGAATCCGACCCTGCCAACTGCTCTTGACAGTGTCAATGGTGAACTTTACCATAAACTCTACAATCGACTTCACGGTAAACAATATAGAGTACCCTTAGTGGGTTTTGCATATTGGAGACCGTAGAAACCAATGCACTCTACTGTAGAATCCAAATTGAAAAATTCTGGCCGCCCAGAAAATGCAGAGGCTGTACCTTTTCACTGTGAGTAACCATAAACTAGATTGGGCACGGCCTGAACCGCGCAGCATTATCTTTTAGGCCGTTCACGGCCGTGAAAATCAGAACGTCTGAGGCCTGAACCCTGCCAATTGTCCGCCGGGATTGTGATGAAAAATAGAATTTTATCGTGTTTTAGGGTAGTAGGAGCGTGTTCATAAATACGGCATAATTACAAACGAGAGAATAAGAATGATACATTATCATGGTACCCCAGTTGGAGGTAGCAGGCAGGATGTTGCTAGGTTTTTAGTAGGACGACATGCGTTGATCCCATTTGGTCGTCAGGACGATGTAGGACCGGTGTTAGAGTTTTGTCAGACATTTTGTTTAGACAACGGTGCATTTTCCCATTGGAAGAAGGGATCTGGTAGAATAGATTTTGATGCTTATTTGAATTGGGTGCATACGTTGTATCGTCACCCTGGATTTGATTGGGCATTGATTCCAGATATCATTGATGGGACTGAGGCTGACAACAAAGCCTGGGTATTACAATGGATTAGAACGGGGACAAGGGCAAAGGGTGTTCCAGTTTGGCATTTGCATGAATCTTTAGAATATCTTGAGTGGTTGGTTGAGAATTTTGAGATTGTTGCATTGGGAAGTTCTGGTGAGTATGCCACTCCAAATACTGATAAGTGGTGGGACAGAATGGATGAAGCGATGGCGGTTGCTTGTGATTCTCAAGGTAGGCCTAGGTGTAAACTGCATGGTTTGCGAATGTTAAATACCGCAGTGTTTACCAAATTACCGTTATCGTCAGCTGACAGTACAAACGCTGCAGTGAACGCTGGGAGTTTGTCAAGGTTTGGTATGTACAAACCAGCGACGTCAGCACAGCGTGCTGCTGTGATAGCCGATAGGATCGAATCGCACAATAGTTCTGCAGTTTGGACAGGAGCGGTTGGCTCGACAGGAAACATGTTTGCAAACTTATTCACTATAGTTTGATTATCTTTATACGGTAGATACGGTTGTAGGAGCGTGTTGCTTTAACCCAACTGAGGATGAATCTACGATAACCACGCTGTAGTACGTTAGTGTCACTAGTAAACGTTGAGAGCGTTTTAGATCGTAACCATATGTTCACGGCCACTCATCTATGCATCGTTAGGGAACTTTTCTAAAAGATGACTTTATTATCAAGGTTGGTAACACTGGATCAAAAAGAAAGATCTGAATATCAAGTATTTGTTCAAACAAAAGCTAATGGAGATTGGGATAAAGGTGCTGTACTGTATGCTAATTATAAAAACCGAAACCCCGATGACATCTTTGGTGAGAAAAAACGATTACTTAGTTTTGCAAAAATGAAGTTTGATTTCAATACTTTTAGTAATAGCGACTGGAACAACTATTGGTTATTATCACAGCATTGTGATTTTGATATAAACTTCCAGCAACACGCACTCAGTAATATTGAAAAACATAAAGGTCAAGATTCCAAAGAATACAAATACCTATATGATCGCATAAGTTGTAGTTTGAGCGGAACACAAAAGTTCGGTACTCAATCAATTTGTGAAGTGGACTTTCGGCATAACTAATTATATACGGTTGTAGGAGCATGCTGGATGCTCATCTTTTAGTGTGCGTGGTGAAACAAGAAGAAAATACGGTGGAAATTAAAAAGGGGACTCGTCCCCCCTGCTGTTGCACAGGACTGCCGTCCTGCGCATATTAGACTGCTTTTTGACCAAATAATATCATGAACCAAACCACTGCTACTATCAGGAAGGTCTTGAATTGTTCATCTGTCATATTAGTGAATGAGAAGATATGAATCGATAACATCTCTGCGATTTGCTGCTCTGTCACCTGCACCAGCTTGAACAATTACTCGCCATTTGGGTTCTGTACCTTTTGGGATTTTGAGCATTTCATCATAGGAAATAATTGTATCTACATCAACGTTGAATCTTTTTGCCAATCTTTGTTTTAGCATATCCCAAGCAGCTGGTGATCTTAGTTGTGTTCTGTGTAGATTATCTTTAACTAATTTACCTTCATTATCTTTTAGTACTAGATCATCAAAAACATCTTTTGGAATAACCCTAGCGTGTTTGATGTGGTTACCTGCATCAATGTGTTTTTGAACTAATTCAGTAGATTTGTTAGCTGCACCATCACTGAAGTTGATGATGAAGTTATCAGGCGTATCTGAACTTGTTGCTACATTAGCTGATTTAGTATAAGCATAGAATTCAATGTTTGGGAATTGTTTTGCTAAATCAACTGCACGTTGGAAGTAATCCATACTGAAGAAGTCACCAGAATCATGCCATCTTACAATAATCTGTAGCTTCTTGGTAACTCTTCCAGTACCAAGTGATGCTAAGTCTCTTGCTATTCTAGCAAAATAGCCATCTGGATCATTAACTAAGAAGTTGAGTGTTTTAGCTGCATTCATACTACTAGCTGGGAATTGAACATATCCACCCTTTCTAGCAAAGCAATACTTCTGACAAACACCTGCAGCTGGACATGTATTCACTTCTACGAATTCATGTGTTTGTTCATCAACTACAATACCACTAAGTGCAGGTAGTGTAATATCATATAACTTTTCTTGACCTTTAATGATACTCGATTTCATCTTAGCATTTGAACTGATGAGTTGTCTAGGTCTAGTCATGATTTGTTGTGCTAGATCATTAAGATCCCATCTATCATTTGGGTCATCACTTTTAGTAGCAACCAAGTTACTCCGATGAATGATTGGTTTCTTTTTATCTGTTAGTGTTTTGTTTCTATCGTGGATTCTATTAAGTCTACCTTGCATTACATCAGTTGGGATGGTTTTAGTTCTTGCATCACCAATTTTCAATGCTTCATCGACGTCATCTTCCGGTGCATCTGGAATAGCACCATATGATTTTGTAACTGGAAAACCACCCAAGGTTCTTTCAGTTAATTTGGGTTTTGCGTCTTCTAGTAGCAAATCACTCATTCTCATTGTAAATTCTCCAAACTAAGTTCTTTATCTTCTAACTCGTGAATCTTTGTGGTAAGTTCTTCAATCATACCTGTATTTCTTAGTATCTTGAAAACTAAGTTTTCAGTTGACCATTCGCCTGCTCTTTCTAATCCAGCCTTACGCATCTGTACCACTTTCTCTTTGATAGACTTTAGTTTTTCTAAGTCGTTTTCCATAAGAGCTTCTTCGATTCGTTCTACGATGTTATCTTTTTTGGCATGTACTGCCGCATCATCAATTGCAGGTTTTTGTTTCTTTGGTACAACTACCCAGTCATCTTCTAAGATAGAATATACACCAGTTGAGTAATGAACTTCTGCATTGCCTTGAACATAAACTTCCACAGGGATACCTTTGATTGTAATATTATGTTGATCACCCCAAACAGCTTTCTTGGCATTAAAGAGTTCTCTATCCTGCTCACTAGCAACACCACTGATGACAAGATGTAAGTCGATATCAGAATGGGCATTCCAGGTGAAGTTGGCATTAGAGCCAGTGATAGTTAAATCGATGATGTTTAATTTTACACCAATGAACTCATAGAAAGCATCGGCAATATCGATTAACTTATCTTTGATAACTGGATGTAAGTTACCGTCTTTGTCCCATAGTTTTGGGTTTAAGTTTTTGTTTACTGTTACTATTAATGGATCTTTCATCTTTAAACACCGTACTTATTCTTCTTTGTTTTTGCCACTGGACTGAACTTGTCCGTATCTGGTCTTTCTTCACTACGATTTTTCGTAATGCGTTTTATTTTACCTGCATTTGATTGTTTAGCTGCAAAATTAACCATCTCCAATTCTTCATCAGTATACGTACTGATTAATGGATCACCAGCGATATCATTTGTAGCCTTCGTAGGGTACTCAGGAGCTCCTGCTAATGCCAATCCCATGCGATAATGCTTGTACGCATCACCACCATTGTTATTCGCTGCTGGAGTCGTTACAGCACCTTTGAGACTAGCTTTTGCATTTTTACTCAGTGGTGTGCTTGCTTCACTTAGGATTTCATGGATTCTCATTCTGCGTTTCCTAATAAGGTATGTTTTAAATCATAATCAAATGGTGGGTCGTTATTGGGATCATTATCTTTTAGGTTATCGTATAGTACACGATTACTTAGTAATTCTACCCAAGTGCGTTGGTCAGGTCTGTTCAATTCCCAGAAGTTAAACTCCATATTACTTTGCACTGGACGCACAAACATGGTTTGTTCTTTGGGGATAATCATAATCTGACTAGTGGTACGCATCTTCTTGTCTTCAGTTGACGTTCTCAATGCGTTCATTTGACCATCATGGGTAAAGTCTTTAGTTAACCCATTTAAGATTTCTATTGGAGTTTTAGCTGTTAATGTTACGATCTCTGCAATAAGTTTACGGCATTCACTTGAGATTCTGCTTTTAGTTTGTGATTCATTAACACCACGTTGATAACCAGCATCTGGTAACCAGACCCCGTGATTAGTTCTAACCACAGTTTGGTTTTTTGGAATCTCTTTGATGACGTGTCTGAACTTCTCTGCTTTATAACCACCTTTCTCCCAAGCACCTTCTAAAAGATAACAGGTCGCTTGGTTGAAGATGATAGTAGAACCAGTGAGTTTTAAATCAATAAGTTCCTTTGCTACGTCGTGTACGTTTGTTAACTCAAGTGCTTTCTTAATTTTAGCACCGTCTTTAGATGGTGTTCTAGTACGGATTTCAATTTCCTTTTCATCATCCAGTACCATAAGACTAGCACTTAGAATACCAATACCATGAGAGTTCATCCCTTCACAATATTGAGTCACGTTATCCCAAAAGTAAAGAATCTCAACACCCTTAGCAAGTTTCTTTTTGAAAGAAATTTCGGGTATGTAATTACGATCTCGGTTCTTAAAAGCAACCCAGCCGTGAGATTCAAAATATTTCGCGATAACTATACACATGAAACTATTTAGCTGAGATTATGCCCACAATAACATGTAGGTATTAGCAGTAGACTTGTTATAAAACTCAGCAACTAACTTGACCTCATTACCAACCATCTCTAGTACCATTTGGCAAGTTGATAGTGGTTGCTCTTCTAGCCACTTGATTTGGTCACTACCAACGGCTTTGTGTACATTAGGCCAATTGATATCTATATTATCTTTTGGTTCTTCTGTCCACTTAAACAAGGTTTTCTTAAACTCAATATTCATCTTCGTCTGTCCCTAGGTTGTTAATAATAGAACGTAGTTTGGTTGACCCAACTTCAGTTCCTTTGCTGCTGATTACTGTTACTGGAATCGCATTCGCATTTTCCAAACTTGTTTTACGTTTGATGTTGTCAATCAACGAATCAGTTGAGTTTATTACTCTTACGCCACTGGCTTCTTGTTCAACTTCAGGTACATCGGTAATTCGTAAGCTATCAATATTGAAATCTAAGTCTATCTTTTGACCAACACCACTAGAACTACGAGTTTTCATGAATTGGAGTTGATACCTACCGCGTTCTCTCATAGCTCTCGATGTAAAGATACCAAACACGTTATCCGCTGTTTGAATCTTACTGATACCACCAGAGATATGACTGTGGTCGAATTCTACCTCCTCCACGCTGTTCCGATTTAATTGCGCAGCCGACACCAGAACTACATTCTTTTCAACTGCAAAGTTTCTCAGTTCTTCCGCAACATACTTATCTTTGATGAATAGGTTTTCTGCCGAAATCTTCTTACCGATTGGCATTAACAAATCCATGTAGTCAACTACAATAGCATCTGCTCGTAATCCAGTTTTGACTTCATACTCTTTTAGATAACTACGAAGATCATTTACAGTCTTACCACTTGGGATGTACTTGATTTGTAATGAACCAGATTTCTTACCAATCATCTTAACTTTCATCTCAACGTCATCAAGCTGTTTGAAAATGTCACGCGTGCCAATACCAGTAACCATAGAATCAATACGCATACCAACTAATGGTTCACTTAACTCTAGTGTGATGTATACAACATTTAACCCAGCAAATGAGAAGTTAACACTTAGGTTTGCTAAGAATAAACTTTTACCAGTGTTATGACTACAGATAGTATCCGTGTAATATCTGTGATTGTCGTGATCTACTGACAAGTCATATACCTTAGTTGGTTCCTTACTAAAAGATAATGAAACAATCTTATCAGAACCGCGTTCTGCTAAAAGAACATCACCTACTTGCAAATCTTTAGCATAATGCCATGATAAGTCTGGTTTCTGATACAAGTGGTCATGACTAGCTGTAATGGTTACACCAGATTCAAATACAAATGTATATAACTCATCTTTTAGTTTTTCCACACAATCAAGTACTGGAACCCAACCATCTGGACTGTTTACTACGAACTTACCAGTGTTGTTTAATAACGAGCCAATTGGGACTTTCTTTGGTTGACTTCTATTATATAATTCAACCACTTTATCTGGGTCACCATTCGAATACTTGTTTATTTGGGCTTCGGTGTAGAACTGAAGTAAGTATGTGTGTTCTTCAGTTAGTTCATGATAGTTGTTCAATTGTAAACCTCTTCTCTTTTAAGTCGTTAACCCACATAACACAGTATTTCACATTTGGATAATTGTTAATAATGTGCGTTCGTTTTGCCAAGTCATTATGGTAAACTTTTCCATACGTTCCTAAATGGTCAAGTTCTTTACCGTTAATTGTTATGGTTTTATATTCCATATCTGGGTGATAATCAGAAAAGTTAATATGACCCGGTCCATGAAACTCCATGATGTATTTTAACTTAGAATGTCCGTAGTTGTCAAATACTGCTAAATCATATCTTCTAAAACCAACCCCTGGTATCATTTGATAGAATTGATCTTTTGGAGCACCGTATCTACAAAATTCAGCTGGTATATCATTGGCATCAAGGAATGCGGTAACTGCCTGCATTTCTTGACCATTTGGATTATACGTGTGATTTGTTGTAACCTTAGCATGTTCCTGTTTATCTTTGGTATCCCATGTTGCTAACCGATTACTCTTTGTCTGTTCGTATCGTTCAGTACCTTCCTCCTCACCATACTTCGAAATATAAAAATCCAAATCTCGAGTTTGATGATCTGAGACTGCTTTATTTGCTTCTTCTAGTGTATAACCTTGTGCAATCCAGTATTCTGCACATCGATGACTATACTCCCTTGCTCCTTTTTTAGATGCAGGTGATCTATCCGAAAATTCTTTCTGGATCTTAGACACTTCATTTTCAGCCTCTTGTTCAGTATAGCCCTTGTTTAACCAATATTCTTTCCTAGTTGGTAAGGTAGCTGCGTTGGTAGCACTGTATTGGTTGTAAATTTGCTTCCAATGTTCACCGTACATTAATTTATGCCAATCTGCCGATAGCTGCGTTACACTCTGTAAATCAGTTTTACGGCTAACCCAATCATTAACTCCGTATTTTATCCATATTGCAATATTCCTTCTCCATGTATTATCAGGATCTCTGGTGTTGTATACAGTGAAAAACTCTTCTACCTGTGCCTTGTGCTCGTCAGTGAATTCAAAATCATCACCTAATATACCACGTGTTGTTTTACTTCCTAGGAAAAAGTCCCATAATGTTTTGTATGCCATTTAACCCTCTTCAATAATAACCAATTCAATTACTTCTACTAATGTACTATATATGACACAACCAGAACCACCTGCGAAGATTTCTAGTTCACCACGGTTGAATCCACCGTAAAGCATTTTGTTCAATGATTCCCAACCAGTAGACACTTGGCCATTCTTATCTTTTAATCCCATCAAACGAGTTCTCGGGTCTTCATAATAATCAATACCCATATCACGTGCTAAACCAATCTGCACTGCTTCTTTGATAAGTGCTTCTACTGAACCATAATCATGTTGGTCTAAAAGATCAGCTGAAGCAATGATCGCACGTTCTAAAGATTTATGCCTAATGAATTGTTCAAACTCATCAATTAACCATGCGGTATGACCTTCTTTTAGTTCACTTGGTGGTTTTAAATTAGCACGGCATGAAGTATTAACCATATTGTAATCGGGTAACACGGTATAACCTTTTACATATTCTAGGATGAATTCTGCAGCTGGTTGTAGTTTTTTATCAAATAATGAATGGTCAAAAATGCTTTGGCAACGTACAAATGTTTCTGCATCAGATAACATTAGTTCTAGGTACATTTTCTGTACTTCATAATCATAGTTCTTA